GCTCGCGGAACCGCGTCTTGCTGCGGTTCTTCATGAAGAGCGACTCTTCGCAGGCCTCGCGCGTTGCCGCAATGGGGTTGCGGGAGTAGATGGCCACGCCTCTGAGCGTTGCCGTGCCAAGGTGCGAGGCGGTCGCAAGGATGCCCGTGAGCTGAGCGATTGCGCTCGTGATGTTGAAGCCTAGTCCGGCAAGGCCGACACCCTGGCGCAGCCACGAGCTCCACTGCTCGCCCTCAACGCCCCTGGCGCGCTTGTCGCCGACGGCAAGGTCGCGCACCCAGTTCTGGAAGATCCGCGCAACATCCGCGCTGTAGTAGTCGCGGATGGTGTCCTTCAGGCCGCCACGGAGCAGTCGCTCTGCGTCGATCACAAACTCGCGCCAGCACAGGTCGTGCACTTCGTTGTTGAGCGCGTCGAACACGCCCGTAAAGCGCAGGGAAACCGGCTGATTGTTCTTGGCGGCACGGGCCTTCATGTGCGAGCGGTCGGTGCGCACAGCCTCAAAGGCGTTGCGCATCATGACCTCGGCGTCCTTCGCCGCATCACGGGAGTCAGCGAGGCTGTTGACGTTCTTGTCGTACATGATGGGGTAATACCCGCCCGAAACCGTCATGGTCTGGTTGGGGCCGATCTGGACCTCGAAAGGCGTGTACTCAACCCAATTCGGCGCGCGGCCGTAGATTCTCTTCTCGAGCGCCTCGAGCTCCGGACGCAGTGCCTCGAAGGTCTTCCAGATGGCCTCCACGGCCTGCCACTCTTCAGCGCTCATGCCGTAGAGGATCCGCTCGACCTCGGTGTCCGTGAGGCCAAAGCCCGCGCGGATACGCTGGCGGTTGCCGTCGTTGCCCCAGTTCAGAGCCAAGGCGAGCCGGTTGTCTCGCGTGATCTCGCGCGGCACGTTCGTGAGCTGCCCCGTCCTCTGGTCAGTGAGCGTGATGTTCGTGTGCGCTACGACCTCGTCCATGTCGTACTTGGAGAGTATCCCCGAGAGGATCTGCGTCATGGTCTGCGTGAGCTCTCCGCGCAGCTGAGTCTCCCGGTCGCCGCATGCGTTGGCGCGGCGGGAGAACAGATTCCACCAGAAGCCACCGCGCTCCGCACCGTCAAAGATCCGGCACCAGGTCGAGACCTTCACGTGGTTGCGCAGGAACCGGAAGAGTCCGGCGCCCGCCGACGGCTTCTCTCTGTCCCAGTCGTAGTGCGGCTCACGGCCACGGTCGGCCGCGTTGGCCTTGAGGATCTCGCGCGCCTCTGCGACAGCGTCACGCGTGCTCACCTGCTGGCCGTTGATCGTGAGGTTCTGCATCTCACGGCCCACGTGCGCGAGCTGGTCGAACGCGCTCATCACCTCGCGGAATTGCTCGATCGTGAGCGCCTGGTAGGGCAGCTCAACGCCGCTCGTCACGAGCTCGTCGAACTCGAAGAAGTAGCCGTTCTCCTGCTGAGCCTCGACAAACTCGGCAAGGCTCTGGGACTGCTTGTTGACATCGAGGCTCGGCGCGAGCTTGAAGCGCGCAGCGAGGTTCTCGAGCTGCTCCATGAAGGAGCCGTGGATGGTCTTGCTCTTGAGGACGCGCTTGACTCTGGCCAGAGCCTTGGCGATTTCGGCGCGGGCCTGCTCGCCCTCCTTGGAGAGGTAGTGCTGCAGGATCTGCCGGCGCTTGGCGTCCAGGGCGCCCGCGAAGTCGCTCTTGCCAAGGGCGGCTCTCGCCTCACGGCCAGCGGCTGCCTCGGCGCGCTCGTTGATGAGCGGCTTCAGGTTGCGAACCTGAGTTCGGCCGACGGCCTGCTTGGCAAAGCGTGCTGCCACTTCCCGCGTCATCTGCTTGAGCGCGCTCGGGATCTTCGCGAGGCGCTGCAGGGCGCGGTACTCGGCGGCCAGCGCCTTGCTGTACGCGTCCGAGTGCAGTGCGATGCGCTCGCGTGCCAGGGAGTTGATGCCGTCCTCGTCCGGGAAGTCTCCGTGCTTCTCGAAGAACTTCTGCTCGGTCTGCTCCTGGATGACCTGATCGCGGTCCGGCAGGCTGGCGAGGTTCGTGAGAAGCATCACCGCGTCCGGGGCGCCCAGCATGTCGGCGAGCAGGCGAGGCGTGACGATCGGCGTCTGGCCGCGGTCGCGTACCGTGTAGCCCTTTTCCTCGAGTGCCTGCACAGCCTGGGGCGGCAGGTTCAGGCTGGCAAGGTCAGGCGTCCAGAGCTTGAACCGGACGGTCTCGCCGTCCGCGGTCTGCATGCCGGACGAGAGCACGCGCTCGGCTTGGCGCTCGGGCTGAGCGTCAACCTCGGCCGCGACCTCGTTCTCGATGTTCTCCCAGTCCTGCTGGATCCCGCGCTTGACGCGCTCCTCCTTGTTTCGGAGGATCTTGTAGTTGCGCTCGCGGTTGGCACGCACGGCCGCCTCGACGGCCTGCGCGGCCTCGGCGTAGAAGCTGTTCAGTGCCTTCCACTCCTCCTCAGAGAGACCGCCAGACTGCGCGTCCGGGAAGAGCGCCTTCATCTGCGCCTCCTCGCGCAGCGCTGCGGCCTCGGCCTCGCTGCGGAACATCCTCGCGTACAGATCGCGCACTTCGTCGCTCATCTCGACGTTGAGCTCTGAGGCGTCGCGGTAGACGCGCATCAGCCACTCCTTGAATTTGTTGAAGATGTTCTTCAGCGCAGAGGTCGGAGCCTCGCCTTCGCGCGTGTAGGCCTCGTAGCCACGGGCAAACTGCTCGTGGACCCTGCGCCGCTCTTCCGGGCCGCTCGTGATGTAGGCGCGGATTCGGTCCTCATCGGTTGCCCCCTCGACCTTGCACCACTTCAGGAACCCGCCCATCATGGAGACGAGTTCGGATTCGCCTGCGGTCCTCTCGCCTGCCGGTCTGAGGATGATCTCGGAGGCCAAGTCGCCCAGCGCGTTGAAGAAGTAGTGGCCGGACTCGTGTATGAAGGTCGAAGCATCAGCCGCGCTGAAAATCGACATCAGGCCCGTAGATGTGTCGAAGGAGCCGCGGTTGCCCAATGCCTGCTGCTGCTCGAACTCAAGAATCCTGACGGCCTCGCCGGAGAAGACAACCGCGCACGGCCCATCCTGTTTGCCGTCGTATCTGATGCCCTTGATGCCTGCGTCGAGAAGCGCAAGGCTTGCCGCCTTCGGACTGCCGGTCTTTTCGACCAAAGCCTTGTAGAGCTCCTTGCCGGTCATGTCCTGATCGGCCAGGCCGAACTTGGCGCGGATGCCCTCGAGCGCGCGCTGCACCTTTTCAGGTTGCTGAGACATCGTGAGCTGCTCGTGGAGCATCTCGGTGTCCTCGGGGATGTCGACCTTGTAGACGTGGCCCTGCTCGCCCTTGGCGACGCGCAGGGACGGCGGGTTCTTGGCGATCTCGCGGTAGGCCGCGATCCGATCGCGAAGGCTCTCGATGCGGCCGCGCCAGAAGTCAGCATTGCCGACATGATCCGCGATCGCCTTCTCGTGCTGCGCGATGGTTTTCTCGCGGGACTGGATGGCCTCTTCGGCCAGCCGCTTGACCGTTTCCTTGGGAAGGACTTCCTCTCGGAAGGTCTCGTCCGTGTTGCGCCAGCGCCGCCCGAGCGCGAACAGCGCCCCGTCGTTTCCGGTGCCGCCGTTGCTCGTCAGCTTGAGCTCTCGCCCGGTCTCCGCATCGAAAACCCGGTTGTCAAACGGATCCGTCAGTGCCAGCCGGTATTGATGCGCGACGTCCCTGCTGAGCGAGAAGTACATGCCCCAGCCATGCGCCTGGGCACCCTCGCCGGTACCGATGTAGTCTGTAGAGAATTCGTCTACTTCGTGCTGGGTGCCGTGGTAGGCGGGTTGGTTGAGGACTAGGCCTTCTGCTCTTGCGGATTGACGCTCGATTTCTGCGGTCGGGATTGGTCTTCTGCCGCGGTTGACTGCGGCTTCGAGCCGCTTGAGGCTGTCGCCTGAGTATTTGCGAAGGAGGCCTTCGTAATCAGCCCGCCAACGTGCCAATTGCTCGTCAGATGGGCCAGTCTTTCGTGTTGGGCTTGCTTGAACTCTGCCGTCCCCGGTTGTTTCGGCGGTCCTAATGTCTCTAGCAATGTCGCCACGACTTTCTCCAATGAGTTGCAGAACCCGGCTACCGTCGGGGTCTGCGCCCCAATCGTGCCAGTAGCCATATTCACCATCGCTCCATGCCTCAAACCATGAGGCGGCCCCGTCATCCGTCAGGTCGAGCGAGTGGATTGCCTTAACAAAATCCTCGTCACTCCAGTTGCGAGGGATCCCTGTATCGTCATCGCGGAAGTTCACAACAGTAATTTCGTTGCGATCCGTCTGCGTAAAACCGGCGGGATTCTTCTCTCCGATACGGGACTCTCCGAGTGCAACTGCAATTTTATCAAGGATTACCTTCAGGTTTTCTGAAGACAGCTCATGATCGAACCGAATCACGAAAGCCTTGGCAAGTTTCCCGCCGCGCAGCGTGTACTGCTTTTTCGGCTGCTTTGCCATAAAGGCTCTTGCTTCGCTTTCTGTCTCAAAGGTTCGGACGGCCCGTCCGTTTGCGTTAATAACACGAAACTTCTGAGCCTGCTCCTCGTTCTTTACCAGGGGCTTGTTTTCGAGACGGAAGAAAGGCACGGCGTCTTGCTTGAAGATGTACTGCAAAACTCTGGCGTACATGCGCACCCGGGTTCGATCAAACCCTTCGGGAGCCTCCCATACAACCTGATCCTTCCCGGCTTTCACATCCTTCGGACGGAACGGGATGATGTTGAGCAACTGGTTCGGACTCACGCTTGCGTCATACGCGCCATTGCTCGCCGACGAGTAGTTAAGCGGGATGCCGAGCGCCTCGGCAATCAGATTCTTGCCGTTCCCGTCAACGAAGACCTTCATCGCCTCATCGGTGAACATCCTGCGCACGGCCTCTGAGGCGTCATTGATCTCCTGGCCAAGGGCAGAGGACGGAATTGCTTCGGCTGTTACGGTCTGAGTCTGGCGGATAAGCTCATCGGAAAAGTCGCGCCCCATCTCTTCGGCAAGTTTGGTCACCGTTGCAGAGTCTGGTTCCATGGCGAACTCACGCCAGTTAGCGTGGTGTTGGCGGCGCTCGTCCGGGGTCTGCCCTTCGTAGTCGTATTCTTCCTTGCCGTTGACGCGCTTCTTGCGCAGGATGCCCTCTTCCGTGCTCTTTTTGTTCGTATTGGCTTTGACCTCGTCGATCTCATAGCGAGTCTTGAGGGCGGTCCACATTGCGGCCTGAACCTGGTGCGGAGTCCACGGCTCCTCTCCGGGCTTGAGTTTCTCGTTAAGAAGAGCGGTCAGGCGCCGTGTCTCGTTCTCGGTGAACGAGTACATGCCAGAGCCTTTGTCATCTCGCGTCTCTTCGTTGGCGTAGCCGAAGGCCCGCATCACCCACATGTCCGTAGTAGAGCGCCCGGAGCGAATGTCGTCGACATCAATGCCTAGAGCCTTCGCCTCGTCTTCGCGCCCTTTGATGAGTTCGTACATGAGGTTGGTGTAGAAGGAGCCGGTCTTGCGTCCATCCCAGTCCTCGCCCTTATAAAGCACGGCGATAGCCTTAGAGTCCTGATCGCCAGAGCCGACGTCGAAAGACTCGGCGGGCATCCCTGAAGCCCAATGGGTATAGGCGCGAACCGCCTGCAGAGAGTTCACCCAGATGTTCGAGCGGGGCGAGTAAATGGCAAGCAACTGGCAGAACATGTCAGCCCTTTTGAGATCGTGGCCCACGATCTCCCAGACCTCTTTGGCGCTATCCTCGTACCAGAACCGCCCGGAGATGCCTTCCATAACCAGTTGGCGCAAGACTTTGCGCATTTTGCCGAGATTGGCGGCGTTTTTGACCCATTCGGGTCCGCCCTTGTAGCCACCGCCCTTGGCGGGCGTTGGGCGCCACGTCTTGTATCCTGCGCCCTGATCTGCACCAGGCGCCGCTACCACTTCCTGATGGTAGATGTTCGCGTCGCGCGGATCGAAGTTGCCGTTGTTGCCCGTGGCGGATTTAATCTGCTCGGGGTACAGGGCGGCGTACTCGGTCTCCATACCGTCCTCGGCCTCAATCGTGCCGTCGTAGCCTTCTTTGATCAGCTGTTCCCTGGCGGCCGCGCCATCGCCTCGAGCGATCGGCTTCTCCGTCGGGTTGCGAATGTTGAGGAAGACCGGCACAACTCGGCTGCCCATAGCCGCCCAATCCTCCGTCCCGGACGAGAAGAAGAACGCTGGGATGTCGCTCGACTGACGCGCCTTGGAGAGGTCGAACGTATTGAAGTCGGAATCCGTGACGTGATAAACAACAAGCGGCTCGCCGTTTTCGTCGACGATTTTGGAGACAGACTGCCGGTTGACTTCGTTGAAGAAGTTTGCTAACTTCCTGTCAACGAAGGGGGCTTTCGCTCCCTGAGGCATTAACGGGGCTTCCCACCGGTCTGAATATCCGGTTGTGGTTGTCCCGTTTTTGTTTTCGTAGATTTCTACGTTCGTGATCACGGCGGCATGAATATGCCCGTCTTTTGTTTCACCCTTGCTTTTACGCACTGTGAACCTGACATAGAAGGAACCATCTTCCGTTGCAAACTTGTTGATGTAGTGCCTATAGCCAACAATGTTGTCATGATCCTTGTGCCCTACAAATTTCGTTTCAGGCTCTGTCCAGCCTAGCCTTGCGCTTTCGAACAGCTTTTTGAAAGCCCGTACATACTTACGCTTGTAAACCATGCGGCCTGCTGCGTTAGCAGGGAACACAACAACCGTACCGTCGGTCTTGTTCTTAACGTCGCCGAATGACCGGAAAACAGAGACGATTCCGTTTTTGTCCTGGACCGGTTCGAGCTCATCCTGGGACAGCTCAATGGCTGGCATTCCGAGGAATCCCTTCGGATCCGCAACATCACTCCAGCCTCTCGTGAAGTACGCCGCCTCCCAATCGCCGAACCACGCCTTGAACTCCGGCGTGCGCACCTGCAGCCACTGCGTCTCGGTGAGTTTGGTCGGTTGGCCGTTCGGGGCCTTCATCCACGCGTCGGTGCCCTCGTACTGCTTCCGAACGGCGTCGACGGACTTGGCCGGAACGCCCTGCATCAGCGCTTCGCCGGTCTTGCTGTCGCGCTCAACCGGCGATCCTGCACGGCTTGCCGCATCAGCAACGCGCACAACGGACATTGGGAAACGCGCGGCGAACTCCTTGGGGCTCATGCCCGCCAGGGCCGCCATATGGCCAAGGGCGGCGCGGTACGGACGCATGGAGGCCCGTACCATGTCGGGCGTCTGCTCCGCGCTCCTGGCGGCCATGAACTGCTTCTCGATCGGCGCCATAACCTCGTCGAGCTCGTTCGAGAATGCCGTGTCGAGCATCTTCTTGCGCGTGGCCTCCTCGACGTACGCATAGCCGAACTTCTGCATCTCCTCGGAGTTGACGAACGCCTCGGCCTCGCGATAACTCATGCCGTCTGGGTCGATGCGCACGACGGGCTTCAGCGCGTTTACGAGCCCGCTGTTGCTTGTCACAGCGTCGGTCGTGAGGTCAGCAAGCGGAATGGTGAGGTCGCCGCCGGTGCGCACGGCCTCGTCGATCTTGGGAGCCAGCGTCGGCACTGCGGCCTTCAGGGCGTCAATGAGTCCGTCCGTCTGCCGCAGGTCCTGATTGCTCACGTAGACGTCGCGGGCGCCGGCACTCTCGCCCATGTTCTTCACGAGCTGGTGGAAGGCGTTCGGATCGTTCGCGCGCAGCACGGAGAGCTTCGCGGCCTCGACGATCTTCGGGAAGACCTCGGCCGTGCGGGCGGCAAACTGCGCCTTCTTGAGCTGTTTGTAGTTCTGCAGGGACATTCCCACGCGGGCGCTCACGGCCTCAACGGGCAGCGTGAAGTACTCGCCGATCGCTTCGGCAAGGATGTCGCCCCAGTTGAGATCCTGTCCGGCATTGATCTGGCCGGCGGCTTCGCCTGCTGCGCCGAGCACGGCACCTGCTCCAGCCGTCGAGAGGAGCTCGTCTGTCTTTCGCCAGCCCGTTCCCATGGCCCTGCGCACGGCTTCCGTCGTGCGGTTCATGCGTCCCATGCTGAGCGCGCCAGGGCGGCCGCGCATGGCGTTGCGCACGCTGCGCGCAGTGCCCGCGGCACGGGCAAAGGCCGAGATCTCCATGGGGGCGACAAGTCCCGCGAGGAAGTCGAAAGCCGCCACGGCTTGCGCGTGCTTGTTTGCGCTCTCGACCATGCGCTGAACATTGCTAGGATCGCGCAGATACGCACGTACGGCCTCAGAATCGGTGAGGTCGATACCTGCCTCGGACAGGCCCTGCAGAAGGCCTGCCGCGCGATCCAGGCGATAGGAGCCCGCCCCCGTGACTGCAGCACCCGCGAGCGGACCGCCGACCATGTAGGCTGGCATCGCGCCAAGAATGTACTGCCATTGGCCAGCGAGGGACGACGTGCCGACAAACGCCATGAGGTTCAGCGGGTCTTCCATGAACTTGTTGAATGCCCCACCGAAGGTCTTCTCGGCGGCGAGTTCCTCCATGATCTTCGGCGTCGTGTACTCACGCTTGCGCCTGGCCGCCTCGGCAAACTCCCACGTGCGCTGGATGTGCTCGGCGCGTTTCTTGTCGCCCCACTCTCCATCCTTGGCGAGCTGATTGGCGCGACGCATGACATCGGAGAGGCCGGTCTCCGCGGCGTGCTCGCGCTCCTCATCCGTAAGATCCAAGTCGGAGAACCGGTCGGGGACCTGAGCGGTATCGACTGCGTCGCGCGCGGCGGCGGCAAGATCGGTGTCTGCCGCGCTGACACGCCAGGAGGCGTAGAGCTTTTCAAGAACGCCAAGGTTCTCCCATTCCTTGGGCTGGTTGGCGATTTGCCAGGCGTTCTGCGATTTCTGAAGGAAGTCCAGCGTGGCCGGCCCTATGCGAGCGACCTCTGCCTGACGCCTCAGGCGATCCTGTTCAAAGGTCTGATGTCGATGCGTCTCCTGCTGAATGGTAGTCGTGTCGGTCAGATTGTTCGTGGCAGTCCGGGACATACCCTCGACGATGATGTCGTCAGCTCCGCTCATGCTTTAGTCTCCATTCGCTTTTTGTTCAAGCTCACGCATACGCGCCGCCTGCCGCTCGCGTTCAGCGACAACGTACGGGGCGCGCTCACGCTTGGCGCTGTAGGACTTGCTGTCCATGGTTTCACGCAGGAAGTCAGATACGAGGACAAGCCCGTTGGGCTGTTCAAGGCGATCGCCATAGAGCTTGTCGAGATACGTGTCCCAGTACCAAACGGGAAGGAGCGCTTTCGCCTCCCTGATCGTCATCTGGTAGGCCGGGTTCGCGCTCGTGATCTGCCACAGAGCGTTGGCGTAGTGGTCCGGTGTGGGCGCGGCAACGCTCTGGTGCTGGCGGCAGAATCGGTCCAACGTCTGCTCGACCTCGGGCTCCCGAGAGAAGTCGATCTGATCCGCGCTGACGTATGTCGGGCCATCCGAATAGAACATCGGCTGCTGAGCCATCTTGAGAACGATCGCGTTGAGACTTGCGTCGTCAATGCCCTTGCCGGCTTCGCGCTCAAGCGATGCCACACGTTGGGCAATGAGGTCGACCCTCTGTTCGTACTGGGCCTTGTTCTTCGAATCCAGAAGCGCGGATCCCGCCCGGCGCAGTTCAAGGTCGAATGCCTGTCTGATGCGGGCGGTCTTGGTGTACTCGATCTTTCCGCCGTTGGCCGCAATGGTCTGCCGCAGCTGGAGCGCCGCGGCGATCTGGGCATCGGAGCATGATGCAAGCGCCGCCCGGACCTGCGCCTCGGTCATTTTGGCCAGCTGTTCGGGGTGCGCCTTGACGGCGTAGAACGTTGCGTCATCGCCCACGCTGGTCGTACCGGCCATAACCTTTCTGGCACGAGCCTCGACCGCCTTGAGCATCGGCCCCGTAAGCAGACTGGTGTCGACAGAGTCGAAGTCCGCGCCCGCGTCGAGCGCCTGCAGTGCCCGCCCGAGCTGAGCATCGGCCTCAAGAGATTGCAACTGCGCACGGGCGCCAAGGATCTTGCCAACCTCCTGAGCACGCTTCATCGCCTGCATGTCTGTCAACTCAGGGTGCTCTCTGCGCATGCGACCATAGAGTTCGGAGACGCTCGGGACCGCGTAAGTCGGCGCGCCGTCTGCCGCTTTTGCCGCCTTTTCGACAGCCTTGATTGTCTCTACATCGGCGTTGTCATAAACCGTGTTCGGGTCGTAGCCTGCCACGATCCACATGGCCGTGCGCATGTCGCCTCCAGCGTCATGGAGCACCTTGCCGAAGTACTTCTGCTTGGCTCGGAGAAGCTCTTCTGGATCCGTAATGCCCTTGATGGCCTTCTCCAGCCCGGGGGCGGAAATGCCGGCTTCGCGGATCGCCTTGTCCATGGAGAGCTCAGGCGTGGCCTCCGTGATCAGCCTCCTCGCGTCCGCCTGCGCAGCCGCCTTCTGGGCAGCCGCCTGCCGCATTCTGTTGATGCGCTTTCGCAGCTGGATCATGTCCCTGCCAAGGAGGTTTCCTCCTCGCCCGGACTCGTTGAAGAGCTTGGTTGCCGCGCTTATGTTGCCGTCATCAAGGAGCACTCCGATCACATCCTTGAGCGCGCCGGAGATTGCTTCGTCAGAGCTGTTCTTGACGTGCTCATCGCTCCAGCCGCGGATCTTGCCGATGGCGGCGTAGGAGTCGCGGATCGTCTGGATGTCGGCAGCTCTGACTTCCGGGTGCATGCCGTTCTGCGCAAGGCTGTTGCGAGCTCGCTTAATGCCGGCCTCACTCACGTCGACCGTGTAGTTGTCGCACTCCTGCGCCTCGTGGCGAAGGAATTCGTTGCGGTTGCTCGCGCGCGTGCGAGACAAAAAGTCCTTGGCAAGCTCCTGCTGAGCCTGATTGAGACCTCCAAAGTACTTGCCGATGCGCTCCTCAACGCCGCGCTCGCCCTCGACAGAGAAAGCCTCGCCCGACTCCGGCAGTGCGACATCGCGACCTTTGCGGCGCATCATGCCGGTGTCCTTGTCGTACTTGTAGTGGTCGAGGTCTTCGGTGTACTGGTTGATGGCGTCCTGAACGCGGGTCTTGTTCGCCTGATCGATGAGCTCTTTCAGGAAGTCGTTCGCGGCGCTTGCAACGCCGGCGGCGGCCTTCTGCGTCGTATCGTCGACGCGAGGAGTCGCCATGGAGAGGCTCCCCGAGATACGGTTCGGGGCAACCTGCAGCAAGCCATAGTCTGCGGGCATTTAAGAGAACTCCTTGCGATAGTCTTTGTAGGTCTTGAGCAGGCCGTTGACGCCTGTCATGAGCGCACTGCCCACGGGAGAAATGGTCGACGCGTAAGCGCCTGCAGCGCTCGCCCGCATGGACGCCTGAGTGCCCTGCAGGCGGATGTTCCACGCCTCGCGGTAGCCGTTTACATACTCTTGATTGACGTCGATCTCTTTCATGATGTCGGTGCTCGCGAGCATCTCGGCATTCGAGCCGACGCCCACGCGGGTACCGCTCGCACCCTGGCGCACCTTCTGGGCGGCCTTGATGCGCCCGGCGCGCATGGTGATCTGGCCGATATTCCAGGCTGAACGCTGGAGCGCCATGTGCGCGGCAAGCTCGTTGATCTGAGCGTTTGCGCGCTCGATGCGTTCCTGTGCCGCGGCGACCTTCTTGGCGGCCCTGCTGGCGTAGTAGCTGGACAGCGCGGAGCCGATCGATTGAGCGATCGAGCCAACGGCGCCAGCGACGGCCATGTCGTTGCCCGCTCCGCCTGCGATTTGAGATGCACCGCTTTCGAAGGCGCTGTTCATCTGCTGTGCACCGGCGTCTGTCACAAGGGAATTGCTTTCGTAGATTTGCGACGGCGAATTCCAGTCGAAGGTGCCGGGGACGTTCTGCATGACGTCTCCAGTCCTCCATGTGTCAGTCGTGCCGATGGCGTTGAACCCGCCGACCGTAAGAGAAGTTGCGCCACCCGTGAGAGCGCCGGGGTTTTTCGTTTCGTCACCCATGAGACAAGCACCAGTAAACCGTTTACTGGTGCATTGTCATTGAGGGGTCGGCAATCATCCGAACTACTCGCCCTCGACACGGATCTCCGCAGTGAGGCCGACGATCGTGATCGGGAGCGGGTCGGACTGTCGCACGCAGACCTGACCGTCCGCAGTCCATTTGCCTCTCGTCACCGCGCTTACCTCGCCCGTGATGAAGTCCGGAGGCGACCCCATCGGTTCGGTGGTGCGCTGCTTGACCTCTGTGAGCGTGTCAAAGTCGGGCCCGACCCACACGCCGGACGACTCGAAGAGCCGCAGCCAAACCTGACAGAGCGCCTTGCGACGGCCGTGGCTTAGCGCGTTGCTTGCGAGCTGGGTCACGACCGGCAGGGTCTCCATATCGCTGTCGTATGGCAGACCGACGACGATGTGCCTCGCGGGGTGCTCAAGCGTGATCCGCCCGTTTACGACGGTTTGCCGCGGTTCTACAGCGCCATCAGCGAGGATCGACACGCTGCGCCCCTCGAGCCACGTCAGCCCGGACACGGTCGTTGTCTCTGCCCCGTTGTAGACGCCAGCGGCATCCACGAAGATCCCAGCCGACCGCGGATTCATGCGCTCGATGTATCGAACCGTATTGCCGTTGATCGTCCGGCGGACAACGACATAGACCACGTCCTCGTCGCCCTCTGCCACAGTACAGACGGACTCGAAGGCGCCGTCAGTGATGTGCTCATGCCATGCGCCGATCTGCTGTTCGGGGACATACGTCAGACCGAGCAGCCGCCCCTCTTCTGTGACGCACCATAGGATCGGCTGAGGCGCTTTGGCGAAGGCGATCTGCGTGATTCTCTGACCGTCGAAGAGGTGCGCCGCGCGAATGCTGATGTCGCCGGAGATGAAGCCCCCGGCGTTGTAGTTGTAGCTGAACTCTCGAATGTGACCGCCTCGGGCCGCACAGTAGAGCATGGAGTTGTTGATCACAACCGGCTGGACTGACGAAGCACCGATAGCTGACTGTATGCGCACGCTGATTGACTCCGGCGTAAGAGCGTCCGAGTTGAGCGTGTCCGTGCGCCACTCGCTCGAAGATGTGAGCAGGATCAGCCTTGCCATGGGGACAAGGTGCATGATCGGCGAGTTCTCCTGGCTTGCCAGGGCGAAGCTGATGCGGTCGTCAGCCTGCGATGGCAGACGATACGTCATGTTCGACTCAGTGCCGGTGCGCGTCATCCACACATGCTGCGGATGCATCGTGGTCGAGGCAAAGACGCGTCTCTGCTCGAAGTAGCCGCTGCACCTCGGGTTCTCGCCATTGCCCGACGCGGATACCGAGAAGGTCGCGCCGGATCCGCCAGACGCGTCAACGAAGTAAACGCTCGGGTTTGTATAGTTTGCGCCGGCGCGCTCGACGATCACGTTCGTAATGGCGCCGTTCGTCACAATGGGCCGAATCACCGCCCCTGAGCCGTTTCCGCCCCGGACTGCGAGCTTGACGGATGACGACTGCGTAGTCAAAGCAAAGCGCCGCACGACAACGATGCCGTTGCCGTTTAAGTCGCTGCCTCTAAGCCTACCGGGAAAGCTCGCCACCTCGATATACGGGGTCCGATAGTTCTGTCCGCGACTGGTAATGCGAAACCCGATGAGCGTGCACTGACTGACGTACACGGTGTACGTGCTCGACGAACCCTCAGAATCGTAGTCTGTCTCCGTTGTCGTGTGGCGGCTCAGCTCGAGAATGGGCTCTACCGTTGCGCCAGTCCCTAGATAAGCATCGTCCACCACGCGGGCGCGCGCCTTGATCGCGTCGATCGGGTAGTCCGGATAGCGGTAGTAATCTCTGAGGGTCCACCGGATGGCGTCGCCGGACACATCCATGTACTTCTTTTCGTTGCGGTCGATCTTCTGCCAAGGCGTGCCGTCGCCAGTGGCTGTGCCAAGATACTGTGACGTCGGAACCAGGTTGCCGCGGTAGTCCGCAACGCCTCGCTCGTAGTTCACGTATCCGGAGCCGCCATTGGTCACGCTCACAGAGGAAATGCCGCCAGCTTCGGTAAAGACAGGCGAGTAGTAAGGAGGCGTCACGTCCTTTTCCGGGGCGATGTTTTCGTCAGTAATCGACGTGCCTTCCGTGTCGCCGATGTAACCGTAGAGACCGCCCTCCGCCTTGTACACGCGGTAGAACTTTGCGCCCGAGACGGCATTCCATGAGATGGTCACGACCGTGCCGGTGGCGTACAAGTTTGCCCTGCAGCTTACCGCTACGGACGGGAGCGACTCCTCCGTCTTGTCTTCGTTGAGCGCGGTCACTTTGTAGTACCAGACGTACTTGTCGGCGTTCTGGTCCTCTGCAGCGGTCGACGTTCTAGTCGCTGCCACGCCGGTAGGAGTGGCAAGCCTGGGGGAAAAGTTGATTGTCGCAAGCCGCCAGTCGAGCGCGCCGTATCTGCGGAGTTCTCTCGGCGTGTACTTCTGATGCGTGATGGTCATCACGTCAGAGCTCTGGCAGAAGTAGAGCTCATCGAGGTCTTCCGCTGCGTATGGCGTCGCAACTTCATAAGGCGAGCCGTTCGCCATCAATGTCTTGCCCTGCGTATGAAACCGCACGTAGCCCGCGCCGAACTCGAGCACCATCGTCTGTCCGACCGAATAGTTGAACGCGACGAGGCGGGTCCGGGAGCCGGGAATCTTTGCCGACGCCACGTAGGAAAAGCCCGGGCGATTCTCGAGTGCCCCTTGTGGCAGGCAGATGAAATTCCTGCAGACTGCGAGCCCCGTCTGGTACTTCACGTCGTCATAGCGGGCCATCATCGAGGGCGAGATCACGCCGCCCGAAAAAGCTCTCTGGTTAATCCGTGCCATGGACGATCCCCCTTCTCCACCGCATCCACGCGGGATAGTGTGCAGACGGCTTCTGTCTCTGCGCCACATCGCGATTGATCGCCTGCGTGAGCGCGAGCTGGTAGCCCTGCGTGAGCGCCCTGGCAACCTCTGCGCCACCCTTTCCTCGAATGATCGCGCCTGCAAGATAGGTCGCTAAGAGCCACCCGAGTGCATCAACAAAGAGCGGCGAGAATCGCTCAGCCTCCTCGGTGTGCTGGGTATATCTGAGCGTCGCGTCCTCGCAGTCCGTGTACAGCACGCGCCCGGTGTCTGTGTATTCGATCTCGTAATTCCACGAGTGTTCGCAGAACTTGTCGTCGCTCGAGAAGACGCCGATCGCATGAATCATGTCAGCCGGCAGAGAGTAGACGTGCTTCCAGGCGAAGCTGTCCGCCTTCAACTCGGCGAGCGCCTTGCGACGCGTCAGGAACGTCCAGTTGTGCGCCTCGAAAAGGTTGTTTCTCGCGAGCGGGTAGAGCCGCCGGCAATGATCGGCCTCTGCCGACCCCTCGGGGGGATTCAGCCCCGAGAGCGTCGCCGCATCGCCCACGCGAGACAGCGCCAGATTGCAGATGTCAACTGCGGTACTCATGAGTGTCTCCTTGCTAAAACGGGGGCGCGAGGCCCCCGTCCTAAATCAACCGACTGGCTGATGATCGGCGATTACTGCACTTCGCGCTCGAAGCCTTCAACCTCGGAGAGGTTGTCAACGATGAACGCGTGCACCTTGCCTGCGGCAGTGCCTGCCGGGGTGAACTTCAGACGCATGTAGCGCTTGTGTTCACGCGGGACAGGAATCGCGACCTGCTCGAAGTCGGCAATGGCTTTCGTGGCGAAGGTCGTCTCGAACGTTTCGTTGTCGTCGGATTCCTGCACCTCGACCTTGAGGGACGTGCAGGCGAAGTCCTCACCGGCGCGAACGACGATGAAGTAGTCGCGACCGATGAGACCCATGCGGGGCTTAGCCTGCCCGAAGTCAACGACATTGGCGGACACGCCGGCGGCGAGCGTCTGAGCGTAGCTGAAGACCAGCTTGGCATCCATGATCATAGTGTGATCCTCCTATTGATTAGCGGCCGATGGCGGCGGCGTACTGGCCGAGCACGGCGTTGGGCAGCTTGTGCACAGGCACGCCGTCGTATGCAGAAACCTTGCGGCCGGCGATCGTTTCGATCGTAAGCTGCAGGTTCGGCTTGGCAAGGATCTGCAGGCGCAGAGCCTCGCGGATCGCCTTGGGCATGTACCAGGCGCACTGAGCACCAGCACCATCGGGCAGACGCTCGGAAGCCTTGATCATGAGGGTCTGCAGGTCGGCAACACCGGAAGCGGTGGCGTCGGCCATGAGAGCCGTCACGTCGACGTTGGCGATGCGGATGACCTGATACGGATCCTCAACAGCGAGGCCCATATCCCAGTCGTAGTCGGTGATCAGGCCGCGGAAGCGCTTGCCGTTGGCGTCGTAAACGTCCTGCTCACCGCGGTCAGTCGAGACGAGACCAGCGAGACCCTGATCCGGGTGGATCAGATGCACGAGAGCCTTGTCCCAGTTGATGAGCCAAATGTCCATCAGCTTGTGGTTGGACGGAACAGCCGCACCACCCAGGGCGTCGATCACCTGATCGGACTTCTTCACGTAACGGCAGCCGAAGCCGTCGAAACTCTTCGGATCGTTCTTGAGAGAAGCCTGGAAGACGCGCGTGGCCATGCCGTGAGCGAAGCCGCGCAGATAACGCTCTTCCTGACGAGCACGCCAAGAAGCGCTGTTGTTGTTGCGCTTGAACATCTTCGCATCGATCACGGTATAGGCCGAGAACATGGCCGTCGCGTCGGTGCGGAAGTGGCTGTGAGCCTTGACCGGGTCGACGCCTTCGTTGAACGCATGCGCCTGCAGATCAGGGTACTCCGTCACGATCTCCGTTTTGTTCTGCGTACCGTCGTTGCAAGGCAGGAGCGGAGCCTGGTCAAAAAGCGGCTGGCAGTCAATGAGCGTATGGACAACGGTCGGATCAATCGCCTTGCCGGCATCCATCTCAGCGAGTTCGGCCAGAGTGTACAGGCCGGTCGTATTGGGAACGTAGGGCATAAATTTCTCCTTACGGATTCAGGTTCTTGGTGTTGGGATAGCGTCTGCGGATGTCGTACGGCGCGGGAGCCGCACCACGGTCGCGGAAGAACTGCCCTTCACCGGTCAGCTTGCCGATGCGGTAAAAAAGGCGCACGACTTCAGGATGAGAGTCCAGTCCGGTCTGCTGCATCAGGTCGCGGAACGCAGGCGTCACAAAGCGCCCGTCGTTGAAACCCTTTACGGCCACCTTCAGGTTCTCGTTGAAGGCGGTGCCTCCAAGCTCGGCATCGTTCTTTGTCGCTTCAATGCCCGAGCGTCGAACAGTCGCCACGGCCTCCGCCGGCTGAGATGCCAGCATCGGTGCGATGGCGTCGTAAATCTTCTGCGCCGCCGTGTTGCTCAGGTTGAGCTCCTTGGCTGTCGACAGAAACTTCGAAACGATCGGAGCCTCCTCGGGCTTGACGTCCTTGAAAGCGTCGATCGGTTTGATGTCGTACTTCTCGGGTGCGCCGAGCGTCGGGTTCTCCTCCTTCTTCTCTCCGTCCTTGGGCTGGTCACCCTCGGTCGGCTGAGTCTGAAGCAGGGAGCCCTGTCCCGGATCAGCTGCAGCTGGAGCCGGATTGGCTGCCGGCGCGGTCGTCCCTGCCGGTGCGTTCTGGCTGGTCGCTGCGGCCGGCTGGGCTCCAGTAGCGGGCGCCGGAGCGCCTGCCGCCGGAGTCGGCGCAGGGTTGGCTGCAGGCTGTGGAGCGACTTGCTGACCTGCAGGCTGAGTCACGTTAAGGTTGTTTTGGTCTGTCACCGTCGTGTTCCTCGAGCATAAGTTGGAAATGACGAGCGTCGGCCTTTATGAGCCGAGCCTGCAGAAGCAGACCGACGTTTCGCTGACCCTCGGAAAAGGCCATGGCAAGGGCGTTCGTGTTGAAAGACGAACGCCACACGCCACAGTCACCAAGGAGTCGATAGAGAAAGCGCCTGCCCTCTTGAGAACTCAGAACGAACTGAGCGTCCTCGATTTCCTCGAGGGCGTTAGCTTCCTGTTTGAGAGCGTCGGCCTTACGCCGGCGCTCGGTTTCGAAAACATCGCGCTGTGTCATGCGGGCATTGTCCTAGAGGCATTCGGAATCATCCGAACACCTTTAGGATCAATAGCCCTGCAGCGCGGCGAGCGGAGAGCTCGGTGCCTGGATAGCGGAGAGGTCCTTTCCTGCGCCGGCAATCTGCTGCATCTGGTTGAGCTGAGCCTGCTGCGCCATTGCTTCGTTCCTCGAGTCGCGGATTCTCGCAATGACCTCTTCGCTCCTGAGGAGCTTCGGATCGATGCCGAGCATGTCTGCCAGGCGGCGCAGGTAGGCGTCCGCATCGAGCAGATCGCCGACATTAGCCTCGGGCAGAGCCTGGCTGATGGCGGTGAGCATCTGGAAGAAGTTGGTGTAGCCGTTAAGCGCGGAGGCTTTCTGCGCCAAGGCGAGCACGGAGATGTAGTTCACCGAAAGGCCGGAGCCGACAACGCTCTCAGGGGGCGGTGGAATGCGACCAGCCTGCTCGGCGTAGTCGTAGGCGGCGCTGATGAGCGGAGAGAGAAGCTCGCCGTGGACGCGCTCGAGCACGGGGCCGAGCATGAGCATCTTCTCCTGCTGGAGCTGTTCGACCTCGTAAGCCGTGCGAGTGTCGCGAGCGCTGTTCGAGAGCATCAGGAACAGATCCTTAAAGAACATCGACTCGATCTTCTTCTCGCCTCGCTGCATCATGACATCGAGGTGCTGAAGGTTGAAGTTGACGTTCATTGCCGGCACGATCTGATTGCTCTGTCCGACCTGGGCAACGTAGACGATGCCGCCCGGACGCAGGTCGTGCTCTCGTCCTTCCATCGTGTCCGGCACCTGCAGGGGCGGCCTTGCCATGTAGCCGATGCCGTATGAAGCATCGACCTGCTGCCCCTGCAAAGTCTTGACGAGCGGAAGCGCCTTTGCGCCCACGCCTGTGCCGTAGGTGGCGCCACACTTCACGAGCCAGCGCGGGCAAAGCGCCGGGAAGTGCGTGAAGCCCTCAACGAGCAGGGGCTTGTCGCCAATGTCCTTGCTCGAGTATTCGAAGTGCACCGAGCGCCACGGCATGTTCTCCTGATCGACCTTGTCGGGGTCGCGCTCCATGCGCGGCTCGATCGCTTGGATGATCACGTAGCGCTGCTGTCGCTTGTTGTTGTCGAACGAGTCACGAACAGACTGGCTGACAGCGTCGCGGCCAAAATGGCGGATCATCTGCTCAGCGGTCATGCTGTACTGGTGGAACATCGTCGAAACGTTCCCCTCGTCATCCTCCGCGAGCCAGTACTCGCCAATCGTGAGCGGCTCAAGGTTGATCACAGTGCGCGGGCTCGGGAGTGCTACGACGCAGGCGGTGCCGAAAACAGCAAGCTCGAGGTAGGCCTTGTGCAGTGCCTCGTAGACATTGCTTTGCGCGAAGATCATCTGCAGGATCTCAGTTACGTCCGAGAGCCACGCCTTGACGTCGTAAGCCTCGTCAAGATCGGCATTCATTGTCGTTAGCTGAAACCACGGGCGCGCCGGAGACGTCATGCCGCCCAGCATGCCGGCGGCCAGAGCATCTGCCGCATCTGTCGCGCAGGGGTCGACAATCTTCTCCCACCTATCGTCGCGCACGGCATCCTGAAGTGCGGTTGTCTCAAAGCGACCGCACTCGGGTTCGATGAAGTCGCGCAGATCGCGCCATTCCCTTTCGTACGGAGAGCGCGCCGCCTTGATGTTTTCAAAGCGTGCGCGCAAATCCTTGAGATCAACCGACTCTGCCATGGTTAGCCTCCGAGCAGATTGTTGCCGCCTCCCAGCAGTCCAGCGCCGAGGTCGACGCCCTGGGCTCCGGTCAGGCTCGTACCGCCGAGGCCTGCGCCCGGCGCCGTGTTGGCCTCAAGCAGCCCCATGATGTCAGGGGTTCTGCGGTTCGCGCGGTTCTGATCCTGTTCGGCCTGTTTCGCGGCTTCTTCCGCCTGCTTGGCCTGACGTTCTGCGGCTGCGGCCTGCCGGTCGCCTGCGCGCTTCGAGGAGTATGCCGAGTAGGCAGTTGCCGCTACGGCAGTTACGGCGGCCACGGCTGTGATTGCACCGGACATGTCTCAAATCTCCATCAGTGTGTCGTCGGTCATCTGGCCGACTGCCTCCTCTGGCGAAGAGGCGTTGCTTGCAAAAATGCAGGTGATTGCCGTCGCGCCCAGCGTGCGAAAAGCAGTCTTTCGACCGGCCTCGCACGCCATCACACGGTAGCCCTTCAGTTCCTCGACCCTGTCGCCCACCGTCATTCGGACGTGGCCCGAAACGATGAGGATGGTCGGCAGCTTCATGAGCGCTCCCGTCAGCACGATGCCCTCCGGGACGTATAGCGTCCTGCAGTAGCAGCCTGCATGAAGCAGGTTCTCGCGCTCGAGGCGCACCTGCGGCAGGCTCTTGAGGAAATCCTCAAACTGCCGCACGGCCACCAGGGCGCCAGTCGTGCATGCCGGCACGGTGCTCATGCCTCCTCCTTCGCAGGCAGGAAGAAAGTCGTGTTCGTGTGCCTCGCAGTCAGCTGCAGAAGGCGCTCGAAACGACTGCCTGCCGGAGCGGTCACGTAGACCCCTGCCGCCTTGCGCGAGAAGGCTACTTCCCGAGCGTGCGTGAGCAGCGCCCTGCCTACTCCCTTATGCCTGTAGCCGGGATCGCAGAAGATGCTTTCCACAACGACAAGCGGCATGCCGGCGTAGTGCGGCACCGCAGTGACGAGCAGCAGGACAAAGCCCACCAATTTCTCGCCGTCATACGCGCCGAGGACAACCAGCTGTCCCAGCTCGTAAAGCCTGCGGTATTGCTCAACGTCAGGCGGCGGCACGTCGCCGAAGGCCTTGTTGGCGCACTCCTTGCGGTAAGCGTCAATAAGGGCTTCGAGGTTCGGGTCGCCGAAGAACTCGCTGTGCGTAAGGGCTCGAACGTCAATCATGCGGGCATTCTCCATGGTGGTCGACGAATCATCCGAACTACCAGCGTCTCGCGGGCACAGCCTGGTATCGGCTGCGGCCGCTCTCCGCGCTGGCTCGCTCGCGGGCACGGCGCAAGGCAGGAGCCGAGAGCAGGCTCACGCGCCTTGCGAAGGTGAGAGCGAGCGCGTCGCCATCGTCTGGCGAGCGTCCGATGCGGGCCTTGGTGTCGTCCTTCCTCTCGAGCTGGAGCTGCATCTTGGGCGTCCACTGATACTCGGGCGCCGTGAGGTCTTCCCTCAGCTGCTCGTCATAGTCGAGACAGCCGCCGCCCTTGAGCCAGTCGCGCATCAAGGACCACATCTCCGAGCGTTTGTTGAAGTACTTCTCTGACTCGTCGGCCTTCGAGCCGAAGTTGATGCCGGCAACGTACTGCGCGTAACCGTTGTGCGTGAGGTAGTCGACGGGCGACGCGCCCACGCCCGTTTCGTCCACGTTGCAATAGACGGTGTCGACCTGCAGCGTCTCGAGCGCCCAGTCGATCACGCGTGCAATCTGCGCGCCGAACTGCCATCCGTCGAGCTCGCGGTACCGCTCGCGCTTGGGCACTGCGTTGCCGACGCGCACGACGATCGTGCTCGCGTCGTCGCCAAAGCGGGCCACGTCCGCGCCGATGAATGCAATCGTGTCGCGCCTGGCATCGTAAGGCGGCTGAGGTCTCGCCATTGCCGCCTCGACAAGCTCGGTCGCGATGAGCTGGTTCGAGCCCTGCCCGGGAAACTCGCCCTTCACACGGATCTTGAAGAAGTCGCTGTCCTCGCCATAGGCGTCCGCCCATTCTGCGATCGTGTCCTTGTTCGGCAGCTGGCACGCACGGGAGTCGACGGTTCGCAGGATCCAGCGCTCACGCTCGCGGTGGAAGCAATCGTAGAAGCGTCCGCTGTTCTGCGTGGGGTTGCCGAACGCAAAGAAGAACGGCTCGCCGTCAGTGAGGCCGCCCTCTGCCACCTCCCAGATCTCACGCGGGATGCCGGAGGCCTCGTCGAAGATGTAGAAGCTCGAGGAGTTCGCGGCGTGCTGGCCGGCGAAGCTCTCAGCCTCCTCCTTGCGGCACGTGACGCCAGCGACGAACCAGTCGTCAGGGCTGAACCTGCAAGTCATCCGCATGTTGCCCTTGCCCTGGTTGATCGTGAACCAGTCCGCATTGATGAGCTTGCGGGACCATGCCGCGATGCGCGCCCATGTCTTCGTTGAGAGCTGGACGGCCGTGTTGGCTGTCACCGTCCCCTGGCAATACGGGCGGGTGCTCATGATCCAGTCGACGAGCCAAGCGGTAAGGGCTGACTTTCCGACGCCGTGACCGGACGACACTGCCGTGCGCAGCGCCGGCACAGCATGCACGCCGTCGAACGCCTGCGCTCGGACCTTCTTTCCGATCTCGTCGAGAAGCTCGCACGCCCAGAGATCCGGACCGTACTTGCAGTTGGGGAAGCGGCTGGCGTACGGCTCGGGGATCCTCACGAGCTGCAGAGAGGGGTCTGTGTCCCAAGGGTACGCGGCGATCACGAACCCCAAGGGGTCGTACATGTACGTGCCGAGAAAGTCGGCCATCTCGACGTCAGGGTTGCTCACTTGCCCATCCTCTTGCGTGCCAGGGCGAGCGCGGCCGCGCCGCCGCTCACCTTCATGTCGACCTTGTCAACGAACATGCCCAGGTGCTTGCCGATCAGGGCGAGCGATTGGTTCGCGGCCTTCGCGTCGAACACGTACAAGCCCGTCTCCTCTCCGTCCTTGTTTCGAACGGGAACAGCCTGCATGCAGCGGTCCTTGATCTCGATGAGGTCACGCAGGACATCGTCAGCCGTAATCCGCACGCGTTTGGCCTGAGCCTTCTTGGCGTCTTCGACCGCCTTCTGAATGCTAGGTTTTGCTACCAACTGGGCCGCCATCTTCGGGTGATAGCCGGCACGGATCGCGGCCTGCGTGGCGTTGAGGTCGACGAGATACTCCTCGACGAACTTCTCCTGCTTCGGTGTGAGCTTTCTCATTTCCTCCTCACTTCGACGCCGATCTGCTGGCATCGGATCTTTCCTTCAATGATTTCCGCAACAGTCGACTTAGGCATCTCCATCGCCTGCGCGATACGGCCGTAAGAGAGGCCGTCGTCGCGCAGCTGGTGCACAAGCTCGATCTCTCTGTCGGTGTAGCGTGCCTGCGGATGACTCTGGCCGATTCTGTAGCCTCTCTCGTTGCGCGTTACTTCCATCTGAACCTCTCTGGACATGCAGCGCGCACAGCCCTGATCGCCTCCTCGATCTCGGCCACGCGGGCCAGCCCCTTGAAGAGCCGGGCGCGGCGCGCGGCCTCTTCCAGGCGTTGCTGCGCGGCCGGCGGCAAAAGGGTGTGTTGCTGCCCTGCCGATGGGCCTGCGACACATTGCGACACATTTGAGGCTGTTTTCATAACTTTCTCATGTATACACATATGGAGAGTCTTAAAAAGGGGTGTAAATGCGTCGCAATGTGTCGCACGGAAATTTTTCTGCCGTTCGACTTTTACGAAACGCCCGAAAATGCGTTGCAACGCGTTCGACTTTCCGGAAAATTTTTCCCATTTCACGCACTCCACTTTTTTATTTCGGAAAATCCTCGCCGTTTTCGACACCCGGCTCTCGCAGGCCTATGCCGAAGAATCCGCGCGTCCTTCGATCGATCTGACCGCTCCGAAAGCCCTTCGAAGCCAGCGCGCGCCCCAGCGCGTTTTGCGAGCTCAGGTACTTTTCAGTGCCGACGCTTGACGCATACGCCCGCCACGAATTGAAAAGCGCCTTGCTTGCCGCTTTCTCGTTCGGGTCAACAACGCAGCAGGTCTCGATCCACTCGGCCGTGAGGTCCATCTCGGTGCGGTACTTGTTGCGCGCAGCCTGCACTTCCGGCGCCAGTTTCAGCCCTTCGCGCTGATACCTGAGCGCGCCCTCGAGCATCCAGTTGAGGATGCCCGGCAGCTCCTCCTTAAGCCTCGAGGTCCTGTGGCTGTCCCGGGATTCCATGTCGAACTTTTTGTCGAATGGGATGGGCGCGAGGCGCCTCCAGATGCCCTCGTCCATGCCCTTGACTAGGGGCAGGTGGTTGGTCGGCATCCAGATCGCGCACACGGGCTGGTACTCGGTCGACGCCTTCGCGTAGAGGCCGCGAGCCTTGACGCTCTCGCCGCCCGTCATGGACTTGATCGTGCCCTCCTTGAGGGACATGTCTTGGTTGGGCTCCTCGACGTAAACCATGCGCTTGCCCATGAGCTCAAGCAGGTCTGCACGTGCTCCGCCCGCCGTACCCTTGCTGGCCCCGAGGAACGTATCGGAAGCGCCCATGCAGCTGTACCCGCCGAGCGCCGAGCGGATCGTATTGAGGATCGTGCTCTTGCCGTTTGCGCCGTTCCCGTACAGGATGAAAAGCAAATGCTCCACAGGGTCGCCGAGCATCGTGTAGCCGATTGCCGTCTGGAAGAAGTCGATCAGCTCGCGGCGTCCCAGGAAGACCGCGTCAAGCGTCTCCCGCCAGAGCGGGCATTTGGCGGTCGCGTCATAGCAAACCGGCGTGTGCTGCGTGAGCAGATCCTTTGGGTTTCCCGACGTGCTGAAGGATCCCGTGCGCAGGTTGAGCACGCCGTTGCCGCAGACAAACAGTTCAGGGTGCTGATCGAGTTCGGCCGACGTATGCAGGATCCCCGGCCGAGACTTGAGGATGTCAACCATATGCTTGTACATCACGTAGCGCTCGCTCGCGGCGACGAATTTCGAGGCCTCCTGGCTGGTCGGCACGCCCTTGGGCATCAGCTTTTTGCGCAGCTCCTCGATTGTCTGCGCAGCGTACTGCTCGATCTGCTCGTCGCTCACGCACTCCCAATGGGTGGCGGCCCATGAGTACCACTGCGTCGTGTCCGACATGCGCATGACGCCAGCGCCGTAGATGTCTTCCATCCGCAGCGCGTTTCCGTATTCGGTGAACGGATGCTCCTGGCGTTCGGCAGCATGCGGCAGCGCCCGCTCGACCTGCTCCTTGGGCAGGGCGACGCCCGTGAGCTCCTTGAATCGCTGTTGTGCCTTGGCAATGAAGATCAGCCGGTTGGCCGGGTCGGCCACCAGCGTGCTTCCAACGATCTCCATCAGCGTGCCGCCGTCTGTCGCCGTCTCCAGCGATGCGAGCGCGGCCTCGATCTCAGCCTGACGGGCCTGCCGGTCGCGCCTCTTTCTCTCCTCGCCCGCGAGCTTGATGATCGTGCGCGCAGTGGCCGGCCTGATGTCGCCATTCGTGTGCTGGCCGAAGGTCTTCCACTTCTCGACGCACTGATCGGGGTCATACTTGGTCGAGCCTGCACTCCAGGCGTCCCACAGCTCGAACCCGGCCTCGCCGAACTGGTGCTCGAGCGCCTGACCGATCGTGATCCACGTGTCATATGCGTCCGAGCTGATGAAAGCGAGATCGGCCTGGGCCTTCTCGACGGTGTAGTCCGCGAGCTTCTCCTGATAGACCGCTGCGCTTAAGGCCGAGCCCGAAGGAGTGGCGGACCCAGCCTCGCGTGCAGCTGTCTGCACCTGCATCCCGGCAGCACGGCACAGCTCATCGAACCGGGCCATGTACCGCTGCAGGTCGTCAACCGTCACTACAGGGATCTCATCGACCTTGAACTCGGTGAGCCCGCCCATCAGGTCTGTCCACTCGTACGGCTTGCCCGTTGCCGGATGGATGCCGTATGCGACGAACTGCTGTCCTTTCGCGAGGAGCTCAAGCTGATGCTTGTCATCAGTGCCCGGCGTGTTGTATACTGCGGTTGACATTTTGCGAATGTCTTGTGTCGCGAGCCGTACTACGGCAAGCGTTTTCGGGGCTCTTCCCACTCGTATGGGAACGGCCCCTTTTTCTTGCTCGAGCATCTCGACCATGGCCTGCGAGATACTCTCGTCGGTCGAGTCGATGTCAATCGCAACCACGTTGCCGCAGATGATGCCGACGCCGGCCCCAGCGTACTTGGAGCAGTCATCAGCAGTCAGTCTCTGGTTGGTCCAGTCGCGCAGGATGGGCGCCTTGGCGCCCGGCCGTATGGGGGTGATCTGATAGCCCATGGCGATGAGCGTTGGTCCCAGTGATGCAAAGTCTTGCGTCATGTTGTCCTCTTTTAGTACCAAACCGGATTGCCGAAGATGTCGCGCATCGGGCATGCGGGATTGTTTGGCGCAAGCTCCCGGATGTGGATCACGCCTGGCAGCGGGCGTGCCATTCGCGCCTTCGCGAGTTCTTCCTTGAGCTCCTCGTTACGTGCGCGCGCCCACGCCAGCTCGTCCTTGAGCGCTTCGATTTCCTCACGCTCGAGCTTCTCGTCGATCATCTCGATCGTTCGTGCCACGCCGTCGTAAACCGTGGCCTCTTTTGCGAAGAGCTGCGTGATCATCGGGACGTTGAAGCTGAGCGCGAGCTTCACGGTCTCGTCGTCGAACAGCGGCTCGTCGAGCGGCTTGTGGTGGTCCAGGTAGTGCTGCAGGTACCACCTCGCCTTCTGAAGATCCTCGAGTTCGTTGTTTTTGTAGGGCGCGCGGAGGATGTACTTCGCGGCGTTGCCGAGACAGAAGCCGAGCCTTGAGGTGAGCTCAATGACCTCGTGCTCGTACCGGCAATAGTGTTTGGGATGGTTGATGTTGTCGTATTCGGTCATGGGTTAGCCTCGAGAGGGTTGTTCTTGCGGCTGTTGCGCTGCAGTCTTCCGCGTCAGTTCGCGGTCGGCCAATTGAATGAGCGCCACGCCGGTGTCGTAGCGGACGCTCGTCTTGCCTGCAGCCAAGCGGCTTACTGTGGCCTGACTGATGCCGAGCTCGGCGGCGATACGGGTTTGGCTCACGCCTTTACGGCGGAGATCAGTGATGAGTTGTTTGAACATTTTCCTGTTTCGACAACAAATGCAATTTTCATAGTCTAGGCATAGTATGCAATTTTGAACAACTTTGTGCAACAATACGTACCCCACAACGCAACACGGAGACACGGAATGACGAAAGACAACGGACTCGCCGTCGTGAAGGCAATCGAGGCGTTGATGACCGAGAAAGGCGTAAACGCCGCAACAGTGGCCGATGCCACCGGTATCGAGCGCTCGTCCCTGAGCCGCATCCTCAACGGCAAGGTGAAGAGCCCCAGACGAGCCACGCTCGCCGCCCTGGCGAAGTACTTTGGCGTGAGCTACGACGACCTGCGTACAGGCGCAGTAAATGCCGACTACACTGAGCTCGGCGCGCTAAAGACTCTGCCTATTGAGCTAGCCACAGACGAACGTCTGGCCAAGATGGCGCTCATGTCGTATGACGCTACAGGGTCCTTCGACGATGCCTACGACGCTACCAAATCCAAGTGGGTACAGGCCCCGCCGGATCCGGACATCGAAAGCGCCCTTTCTGACGACGTGGCCATCATCGCCTATCAGGCTCACGGAGGCGCCATGGCGCCGATCGTTTGCGACGGCGATCTGGTGTACGTACGCCTGTTCAATAGGGAGGACTGGGCCTGTCAGGATGGCGATATTGTTCTTATCAACGGCCCGCGCGGAGGCCAGATACGACGCGCCGTCCGCGGTGAGCAGGGGTCGCCCTTCACGCCGCTGTCCGATTACGAGTGGTTCGTGCAGGCTACCGCCCCCGACTGGCCGGATCGGCAGCTGACCCGCATCGAGTGCGCGGATATCCTCGGCCGCGTGGTCGGTCTCTACCGTAAGCTCTAACGCTTTACATTCCCGTCCCAACAGCCCGCCAACCGGCGGGCTTTTTTGTCGTTTGTTGCTTTTGTTGTTGATTCAGATCAAATTCTTTGCGCTCCGGTTGTTGCTTTAGTTGCTTTTCAAAATTGCATAAATTATTGTTCCGCCTATCGATAGTTGCGCTAGCAGAACAATAAGCGCAACAGCAAAGCAACCGAAACACGGAGACACGAAGATGACGTCCACCTGGATCAAAAGAATTCCGAAGCACGTGGAGGAAACCCTGAAGGGTCATGCCGAACTGTGCTACCGGGCCCCCAATGGCAAGCAGATCAGCGCCGGTTACACGATCCGCATCTGGCCGCGCAACAAAGCCCAGTCTGCAAACGAACTGTCCAAGGAAGTCGGCGAAGTCCTCAATTGGGCTCGTCGTCACTACGCCACGTGTGAAGTCCTGCACCGCCCCGCCCATCGTCGCAGCGAACGCTACGCGATCGTGACGATCTTCGATCCCGTTATGCACAAGCTCGAGCCTTTCGTTGACTCCAACGGCGGCGTTTGGCCGACGTTCTGCGCCTAGCCAGGAGGCACGAAAATGACACGCTCACCGATTGCCAGCAAAATCGAACGGCTGTTAAAGGCCCGCAACGAAACCGTTAATGCCGCGGCCGTCGCCTCAGGCATCAACTTTTCAACCCTTTCTCGGATCCTTTCCGGAGACATCCAGCGTCCCCGGAAGGCGACGATCCGGCTCCTGGCTGAGCACTTCAACGTGGCCCCCTCCTTTATCGAAGGCGATTCCGACGAACCGGCCAACGCATTGTTGTTTGTTCAGCCCAAGACGGCCCCCTCTAAGGCCGATCAGATTCAAGCGATCTACGACCGCCTTACTCGCCTTCAGGACGACCTGATCGAGGTCTCCGAGGATCTCTACGAAATCTTCAACGGCGAGCCCGACGAGGACGGCCCCGTGGCCCAGAGGCTCAATGCCGCGCACGAGGCGCTCGAGGACATCTGGTCCTCTGACGACTTTGACGCCGTTTTCTTCAGCCTCACCCGCGCTCGCGCACTGGCCGAAAAGGAGGAGGCCTAGCAATGATGAAACTCCGGAACATCCCCCGCAACCATCTTGTTGTCCTGACGCCCTGCTCCGCAAAGGTCGTGCAGCAGGACGAGTTCCTCATCGATCTGTTCGATACGGCAAGCTATGCCACGCTGCAGGAACTATGCAAGCCCATGAGCGTCATGAACCGCCTCGAGGATCTGACGTACAGCCTCTCTCGGAAAAACCGCCGCGAGGCCACCCTGGTCGAGATCAACGCCATCGCCCACACAGTCGGCATGCACGCCTGCGCCAGCTACTACGACGCGTTTGTGTTCGTCGAGTGCTCGGACGAGATCGGCGGCATCGAGGTCGACTGGCGCGCCCGTCTGGCTGCGCTCAACGACATCGCCTGGGAGGCCAAATGACAGTCAGCGAATTCATTACCGCGCTCGTGGCGCTCGCCCTCGCGCTCGCCCTTGTCTTCGCCCCGCCGCTCTGGTGGCTTACGGACGCACAGAAGGCCGAAGTGGCCGAGATGGTTGTCGCCGAGTACGGCTCAGCACCTTCTTTTCTCAAATAACTCTCAAGGAGAACACACCATGCTCGAACAAGCAATTGCTGAAAACACTGCCGCCATCCGGGAACTGATCGCCGTCCTCATCAAGGACAGCGGCGCGATCGTCCGGGCTGATGCTCCCCGAGCCGAGTCTCAGCCCGAGAAGGTCGAGGCCCCTAAGGTCGAGCCCGTGAAGGCCGAGGCCCCTAAGGCTGAAGCCGCACCGGCTCCCGCTCCCACCGCCACGGTCTCCGCCGACGAGGTCAAGGCCAAGTTCATGGCCGCCGATCGCGATCACAAGCTCGCCGCTCTGAAGTCAATCGGCGCCGCCCGTTTCTCTGATGTGAAGCCCGAGCAGTTCGCTGCCCTTGCTGCCGCACTGGAGGCTTAGTCATGTCGCACGCATTCCTTTCCCCGTCAGCCGCACATCGCTGGATGCTCTGCCCCGCCGCTCCTACTGCGGAGTCGCTCTTCCGCGAGGAGGAGTCCGAGTACGCCGCCGAGGGCACCCTTGCGCACGCATGGGCAGCGCACAGCCTGCAGCCTGATAAGCACCCGGCGCCAGACGAGAAGCTCTCCGATGAGCAGATGGCATATGTGCAGTCCTACGTGGACTTCGTGCTCGAGAATACCGACGACTTCCGCGAGATCGAGCTGCCGCTCGACCTCTCCACGGTGGCCGGCCTTGAGGGCCGCGGCACTGCCGACTGCGCCGCAATGGACGGCACGACGCTCAAGATCATCGATCTCAAGTTCGGACAGGGCGTTGTCGTGAACGCGGAGAAGAACCCCCAGCTCATGATCTACGCGGCCGCCGCGGTTGACTACTTCGACCTGCTTGCGGAAGTTGAGAAGGTCGAGCTCACGATCTTCCAGCCGCGCACCGTGCCGGCAAACGTGAGCCAGTGGATCATCACCCGCGACGAGCTCGACCGCTGGGTCAACGACGAGCTTAAGCCCGCGGTTGATGCCGCAATCGAGGCTCGCCGGCAGCACCAGACGAACAACGGCCGTGTCGAGGGCGCCCTCTTCAACCCGGGCGCCGTCCAGTGCCGCTTCTGCCGTGCGCGCGGCAACTGTCCCATCCAGGCGCTCGCCTGCATGTCCGCCGTCACCGGCAAGCCGGTCGCAGGCGACGTGCTCGTGAACATCGCCTTCGGCGAGCCGAAGTACATCGCCGACTATTACGGCAAGCTGGAGCTGGTCGAGCAGTGGGTCAAGGCCGTCAAGGAGCGCGCGCTGTCCATGCTGCAGTCCGGCCAGGAGCTGCCGGGCTACAAGCTGGTCGCCGGTCGCAAGGGCGCACGCGCCTGGAGCGATCCGGATGCAGCCGAGCAGATGCTGAAGACTTTCAAGGTCAAGCTCGAGGACCGCTACACCTTCAAGGTCATCAGCCCGACGCAGGCCGAAAAGCTCTTCAAGGCCGGCACGATCGGCGAGCGCCAGTGGCCGAAGCTGCAGAGCCTCATCACCCAGTCCGAGGGCGCTCCGACGATCGCTCCCGCGTCTGATCCTCGTCCTGCCCTCGAACCGGCGAAGCCCGAATTCAAGGACTTGGACGCAACAACCTCAACCGAGTATCCACCCTTCTAACACCGAAATAAGGAAACAATCATGAGTCAGATTCTCGAACTTCAAGGCCGTCTCTCTTTTGAGCACATCTTCAAGGCTTCCGCAGGTCAGAACGGCGGCGACCCCAAGTTTTCTGCGTCGCTTCTCTTTGAAAAGGGCGGCACGATGGAGAACAAGGTCAACGCCGCCATCGAGCGCGTCGCTGCTGAGCGCTGGGGCGCCAAGGCCGCACAGATCCTTGCGGGCCTGCGCGCTCAGGACCGCGTCTGCCTCCATAACGGCGATCTGAAGACCTACGACGGCTACGCCGGCATGAGCTACATCGCTGCCTCCAGTCCCAACCGGCCTGCTGTCGTCAATCGCCGCGGTCAGCCGGTTGCTGAAAGCGACACCGTCGGCCGTCCTTACAGCGGTTGCTACGTGAACCTTTTCGTCGAAATTTGGGCGATGGACAACCAGTACGGCAAGAGGATCTGCGCGACCTTGCGCGGCGTCCAGTTTGTCAAGGACGGCGACAGCTTCGCCGGCGGTGCGGCTCCGATGAAGGCCGGCGACTTCTCTGATCTCGGCGACGAAGACGACGACCTGATGTAAGGAGCATGGGCATGCCGATCATCTACGCCGACCTCGAGACCCGCTCCCGCCGCGACATCCGATACGGCTCCTACGCTTACGCTGAGGACTGCGAGGTCCTGCTTTGGGCGTTCGCCGTGGACGATGGCCCGGTGCATGTGTGGGACCTCACCAGCGGCGCCGACATGCCCGATGAGCTCCGGCAGGCACTCGACAATCCGCAGAGTACGAGATGGGTGTGGCACAACGGCGCGAACTTCGACTGCACCGTGCTGGCCCGCGCCCGCAACGTGCATGTGGAGATCCCGATCGAGAGCGTGGATGACACCATGGTCATGGCCTACAGCCATGGCCTGCCCGGCGCCCTTGGCACGCTCTGCGACGTCTACGGCCTTGCCGCCGATGAGGCCAAGGACAAGGACGGCCGCAGGCTCGTGATGAAGTTCTGCAAGCCGAGAGACGGCGAGTGGCGCGACCGGCTGACCGACCCCGAGGACTGGTTCCGCTTCGTCGAGTACGCAAGGCGCGACGTCGTATCCATGCGCACGCTCTACAAGAAGTTGCCGCGTTGGAACTGGCGCGACTACGACCGCGAGCTCTTTGCGATCGACCGCCGCATCAACGACCGCGGCATGCTGATCGACACGGACCTCGCCCGTGCGTGCGTCGCCCTGGCTGACACAACCAAGGCCCGGAACGATGAGCGCACCCGCGAGCTCACAGGCGGGCAGGTCTCTGCCGCCACCCAACGAGACGAGATGCTGCGCCACATCTGCGCCGCCTACGGCGTGACGCTTCCCGACCTCACGACGTCAACGGTCGAGCGCAGGCTCTCGGATCCGGATCTGCCGCAGGCGCTGAAGGACCTGCTTCTCGTGCGCCTGGCATCGAGCAAGGCAAGCGTGTCTAAATACAAGATGCTCCTCTCGGCAGTCTCTTCCGACAACCGCCTGCGCGGCGGTCTGCAGTTTCGCGGCGCCGCGCGCACCGGGCGGTATGCCGGCAGGCTCTTCCAGCCGCAGAACTTACCGCGCCCGACGCTCAAGCAATGGGTGATCGACGCCGGCATCGAGGCCATCAAGGCGGGCTCGCCCGACCTCGACCTCATCGCCGACGAGGTGGAGCTCATGCGCTCGTGCCTGCGCGGCTGCATCGTCGCTCCCGAGGGACAGCAGCTGGTGGTCGCCGACCTCTCGAACATCGAAGGCCGGATGCTTGCCTGGCTCGCGGGTGAGCAGTGGAAGCTCGACGCCTTCCGCGCTGCCGATGCCGGCAAGGGCCACGACCTCTACAAGCTCACCTACGGCCGCACCTTCGGCGTCGACCCCGCGAGTGTCACCAAGGCGCAGCGCCAAGTCGGGAAAGTCGAGGAGCTCGCGCTCGGCTACCGCGGCGGCGTAGGCGCGTTTCTCACGTTCGCCACGGCATACAGGCTCGACCTCGACGCCCTGGCTGTGCATGTGAAGGACGCGCTCAGCCCGGACGCTTACGCACGCGCCGATGACATGTGGGACTGGTACCGCGAGAAGAAGCTTACGCGGGGCCTCAAGCGCGAGACGTTCGTCGCCATGGAGGCGATCAAGAACGGCTGGCGTGAGGCGCACCCCGCCATCACACGGTTCTGGCTCGCGCTCGAGGGCGCGGTGCGGCAGGCCATGAACGGAGTGCCGACCCGAGTCGGACACGTTGTCATCGACCGCAAGGGCGCATGGCTGCGCATGCGCCTGCCGTCGGGCCGCTTCATCTGCTATCCGGGCGCGCAGCTCGAGGACGGCGGGGCCGGTGTCGGCGTCTTCAGCTACATGGGCGTGAACCAGTACAGCCGCAAGTGGGAGCGCATCCACACCCACGGCGGAAAGATCAGCGAGAACCTCACTCAGGCCGCGGCCTATGACGTGCTCGCCGAGGCCATGCCCCGCATTGAGGCTGACGGCTTCCGCATCGTGCTTTCCGTGCATGACGAATTCATCACTGAGGCCGGCATGGACCGCACGAGCAAGGAGCTTGCGCGCCTTATGGCGACGCCGCCCGCTTGGGCTCCCGATCTGCCGCTCAACGCGGCTGGATTTGAGGCTCTGCGATACAGGAAGGACTAGCGATGAACAAGACCGTACCAAACCGCTGGCAGGTTCTCGACGAACTGCTCGCGCAGCAGGACTGGTGCAGCCGGCGTGATCTCGTCATCGGCACTGGCCTGTCTGAGCAGTCTGTGAGCTATGCGTTGCGCGATCTCATCCGAGGCCACTTGGTTGAGACCGACACCGACATCCGCGCTCTGCCCGGAAAGGGCAGCAACATCCAAGTCCGCGGGATCAACGTCTACCGCGCAATCATTCGGAGGATCAAATGACGCCCGAAGGAAAGAACGTCAACCTGCTGCGCCGTGAGGTGAAACGCCTCGGCGGCATCGTCAGGAAATGTCACTGGGAAGGCGTCCGCGGTGCGCCTGACCTCTTCATCATGCTCCCCTGGGGCTTCCACTGCTGGGTCGAGATGAAGGCCCCGGACGGCCGCCTCGCGCCCCACCAGGAGCGGGAGATCGCTCGCATGCGAAAGGCCGGCTGCACCGTGCTCGTGCTCTTCACGCGCCGGGACGTCGAGGCCTTCGTGCTCGATCTCTACGAATGGCAGAGGGAGGTCTGTGATGTCTAAGACCTTCAAGCCCTGGCCGTACCAGGAGAAGATGATCGAGTTCGCGCTGCTGCACGAGCGCTGTGCCCTGTTCGTCCCGATGGGGATGGGCAAGACCAGCGCATCGCTTGCCATCGTGCGCGAGCTTCTCGACCTATGGGGCAGCACGCCCGTGCTCGTCGTGGCGCCCCTTGCCGTCGCTCGTGCGACATGGCCCTCCGAGGTTGAGAAGTGGGAGCAGTTCAAGGACATCCGCGTCTCCGCCATCGTGGGCAACATGCGCGAGCGGTATGAGGCCTGCCGCAAGGACGCGGACCTCTATGTCATCAACTACGAGAACCTCCCCTGGCTCGCGCTGCAGATCAAGGCGAAGGTGCTCACGTGGCGCTGGAAGACCGTGATCGCCGACGAGAGCACGCGCTTGAAGTCCTTCCGCAAGAACGGCGGCAGCAAGCGTGCAAGGGCCCTCGCTCGGTTCGCCGGTCAGCTCGATCGATTCATCGCGCTCACCGGCACGCCGTCTCCGAATGGCCTCGAGGACCTGTGGGGGCAGCTCTGGTTCGTGGACGCGGGCCTACGCCTCGGCGCGAGCTTTACGTCCTTCCGCGATCGCTGGTTCTCTCCGCTGCAGGTCGGCGCTGACGCGCACGCGGTCCAGTGGATCCCGCGCCTGCATGCTGCGGACGAGATTCAGGAGCGCATCAAGGACGTGTGCCTCTCGATCCGGGCGGAGGACTACTTCGACCTGAATCAGCCCGTCTTCGTCTCGCGTGTCGTACGCCTGCCGGAGGAGGCCGCCCAGACCTACCGCGCCATGGAGCGTGAGCTCTTCGTGCAGCTCACGAGCGGCGAAGAGGTCGAGGCGGCCAACGCCGCGGCCAAGTCCGTGAAGTGTCTGCAAATTGCAAGCGGGGCACTCTATACGGACATGGACGGCACTTGGGCTCCGGTTCATGACGCGAAGCTCGACGAGTTGGAGTCGATCGTGAACGAGGCCGGCGGCGAGCCGCTTCTTGTGGCTTACCAGTTCAAGTCCGACCGCGAGCGGATCCTCGCAAGGTTCCCACAGGCGCAGGCGTTCGACGGCTCGCGGGCAATGGTCGACGCGTTCAACGCCGGACGGGTGCCGATGATGCTCGTGCATCCGGCAAGCGCCGGCCACGGCATCAGCCTGCAGGACGGATCGAGCAAGCTCGTGTTCTTCAGCCAGTGGTGGGACCTCGAGCAGTACCTGCAGGTCATCGAGCGTATCGGACCCATGCGTCAGCTGCAGGCGGGACACCCGCGCGTCGTGACGGTCTACTCGATCGTCGCCAAGGACACGATCGACATCGTTGCCATGAGGGCCAAGAACAGCAAGAAGACTACGCAGGACGCTCTGCTCGAATACCTGCGTGAGAAGGAGGCTGGACATGCCGAAGAGTAAGAAACCGCGCAAAGCGTACGTGCACCGCATGCGCCCTACCTACGCGCAGGTTCTGCCGCGGCGCCACATCGACGGCCTCAAGGAGCTGTTCGTGAATATCGCGTTGATCGTGGAAGTCAAGCTGCCACGCGGTACGTGCACGATCGAGGATGTCCGCATGATGCGCGACTACCTAAACCTCGGCACAACGCTTCTGCACCTCGGACATCACATCCGTCCCGACCTTGCTACTGAGGTGGAGGCCGACTGGCGGCGCATGTCGGATGCATTCGCGGCTTTCTACAAGCGGTCCAACAGCGGGTGCTTTACCTGTTACGCGCAGGAGATCACGGCCCTGCGTGATGGGTTCGCGCTTGTCGACGAGATCATCAAAGAAGAGTTCGAGCGCGAGCCGGCTTGGGTTCTCGACTGTTTCTACGGCGTCACGCACTTTCTTGAAGGCCGAGGCACCGGCCGCGTGACGGTTGAGATGAGTGCTGTTGAAAAGAGGATCGAGCTGATCCGATCAAGACGAATCAATCCCTGGGAGAAGACCAAATGACCATTCTTTATCAATTTTTGAACCGCGACGAGGACATCTATCTGACCCGCGCTGCGGTCGACATCATCAAGCACTACGGCTGGGAGCATCAGGCCTTAAAGCTTCTGGAGGAGGCTGGCGAACTCATCGCCGCGTCCATGCGCGCATACAACGACCAGACAGAGAAGAGTAATGCCCAAGCGCGTGAAGAGTTGGCGGACGTCATCCTCATGCTCGAGCAGATTGTCGGATCATTGAGCGCCAAGGAGGGCCGCAAGCTGGCCGAGATCGTCATGGCGAAGGCCGACAGACAGCTGCGCCGCATGAGCCAGGAAAAGGAGCGCGAGGCCGCTCGAGATATTGGGCACGGGTTCTGAAGGAGGTAACCATGGGAAACGAAACATTGATCAGTTGCGCCGAGTTCCGCAAGGCGTTCGGCATCAGTGCGACGACAGAAAAGGTGCTGCGGCGCAAGGGCCTCCTGCCTCGGCTCCCGATCAAGCGCGGACGCACGAGCTACTACACAAAAGAGGCCGTCCGAAAGTTCGACGAGTTCCAAAAAAAGCAGTCGAACATGACACAGGTTCTTTGAGATAAAATGAGAGCCGACAAAAGAAACCCCGTCGAAATAAGTCGACGGGGTTTTTGTTATCGTTTTCATGACCCAATTTTGTGGACAAAAGAAAAATACATATATAAAACAATGAACTACAAATTACGAGTCCTGATTAGAATAAATTTCCTATTAACTCTATGAATTTTCTAGGAATGCCTTAAAAGTTAAATAAAAACAAGGAAATCGATGCAATCGAAAGTCGGCTAAAACGGGCGGAGATTGTCTAGAATGCTCCACGAGTTGCAGATCAGGTCACAAATTTTTGTGACCCAATTTTGTGGACGAACAGGAGCAAAGAGATGAAAAAACCGATGGAGCGGGTTGCGCCCAATCTGTATGTCAAAACGAGGGACAACGGCAAGCGGTTCTACGTCGTACGCTGGATGTCTGAAGGCGTGGCGTGTGAGCGCTCGCTCGGAACAGTCGAGACGCTGACGCTCAGACAGGCGAAGGCGCAGGCCGGAGCCGCAATCCTTAAGGGTAAGGCGGAGCGCAGACAGAGCGTTCCGACCTTCGGCGATATCTACGAGCAAGCACTGGCAGATCGTGAGCGAATCGCGCAGTGGCGCGGCAAGCACACCGGTTCGCTGAAGCGGTCAGCCGTCAGGATGTACGCCCTCGAGCGACTGGGGCGCCTGCGAGTGGACGCGATCAACAGGGATGATGTGCTGGCCGTCCTTCGCCCCATATGGGAAACGAAGCCCGTGCAAGCGAGCGCGCTGCGTATCACCCTGACCCTGATCTTCCAGTGGTGCATCGCTCACGGGTATCGATCGGATGACCCTGCAGCCTGGAGAAGCAATCTCGCTCTGTTTTTGCCGGCCACTGAGAAGATCCATACACCCGTGCACCATGCCGCCCCCGACATTGACGATCTGCGCAAGGCTGTCGCCTGGATACGCGAGCACCCATCACCTCAGACTGGCGCGTTACTGCTGGTAATCGCGACGGCCAGTCGCATCGGCGAGGTACTCCAGGCGTCAAAAGAGCAGTTTGTCGGCGACCTTTGGGTCGTTCCCAAAAACGCGCAAAAAGCCGCTACTGCTGACAGGCGGGTTCCTCTATCCGCCTTGGCAAAGGAAGCTGTCGCAATGGCCGATATGGGGGCCGGGTATGTGTTCCACGGTTCTCGATCGGCGACAGTCTGCACGAAGAACCTGCAGAAGATGATGCAACAAGCCTGCGGCAGCTGGTTCACTCTGCACGGCATTCGGAGCACGTTCAGGGATTGGTGCGCCCGCGAGGGCGTTGCGTGGGATGTGGCTGAGCGATGTCTGAGTCATCAGGTCGGGAGCGCAGTCGTTCGGGCGTACCTGAGGGATGATGCGCTGGACGCAAGGCGTGCGGTGCTTGAGAGATGGGCGGCTGAACTGTCGAGCAAGGCTCGGTAGGTCACTTCACGGCTTCTGAGAGTGCGTCTTTTCTTGCGGCGCATCCGTGCCAGCCTGCGTCGCATCTTTCAACCAGTCCGTGTAGCTGTTCGACCATTCTCTCCAGGCGGGCAGCTCGGGCTTCACAAGCTCCTGCGGCACTTCCTTTTGAACCGCCACGGGTGTACTGGAGCAGCCTGCGGCTGAGACTGTCGCGATCAGACTTGATGCGATCATACTCGCTCGACGCCAGCGTGAGAGAGTTCGTTGCTTCTGCAAGGCTCTTTGCATGATTGATTTGCTCCTGCGTGACGATGGCATTCATGCGCGCACGTTCGCGGGTTGCGCCATCCCAATGGCCAGCGCAGTACGCGAACACCACGAAGATGAGCGTCGCGCCTGCGTTGAAGATAAAGTCAGAGATAGGCTTCATTTCTTCGCGTACTTGCGGCACTCAAGCACGGAGGCGAACATGCGCAGCAACGTGACGATGTCCTCCTCGGAGAACTTCACCGTACCCGTAGCGATGTGCTTCTTGTCGCCAATCTCAACCTCGGCGAAGAGCTTCCTGCCTTTGCGCTGTTTGAAGTGGATGTTGGTATATGCCTTGCTCATTTTTTACTCCTATAGTCCCACCGAGCCCGCTTGCCGCGGGCATCGACGTGGATGAACGTGTCATAGAAACCGACGCCGCCGAAGACGTTGATCTTGTCGGCGATCTGTCGAAGCCTGGGAAGATCTTTGAAATCCTTCGGCCGCAGGTCGGCTGCCAATCCTTGGCAGTGGTACGAGTTCTTCACCCCGCCGACGGCGGCGTTGTGTTCGGGCGAGCGGTAGCCGGAGTTGACGATCAGCGGCTTGCCGAAGGCGGTTCTGATCTCGTTGCAAAGCTCTAGCAAGGCCATCTTGACGACCATGGGGTACGGCGAGTCCTTGCCGTCCTTGGAGCTGAACTCCAAGGTACAGAAGTTGCCGACGTATTCCTTATGATCCATCAGCCTTCTCCTCTTTGGCCTTCGCCTTGTTTGCGACGATGGCTTCACCGATGCGGAGCAG